ATTTTTGCATAAGTATAGTCCTCATTTAAAGCATCTAAACTACTTAAGTTTCCTAATTCATCATCTCCTAAAACATCTTTTAAATTTACAGTATTACCAAAAAATGTAACTCTATATGTGTGTGCTATATTATTTTTTAAATCTACTCCCTCTAGCTTTATAAAACCATCTTTAAATGGAATATTATTTAATTCTATTTTTGCTTTTCGTTTTTTTCTACCATCAAAAGTTCCTGAAATATTAAACCTTTGATAATGTCTAAATAATTTGTTGTTTGTTTTAGAAGCAGGTAAACTAAATGTTTGAGTAAACTCTGTAAAAATTTTAGCTATGTCTTTTACATTTTGTATCGTTTGTGTAATAGATACGCTTTCATCATTAAATAAATCTACCCTAACATATATTGGTGTTAGGTCTTGATCTATATTTTGGTTTATGTATAACTGTAATTTTTGCATTATCTAACATTATTAATATAATCAAACGCTTCTTCAAAGTCTATTGTGTATTCTATTAATCTGTCATTTAATTGTGTCTTTCTTGTAAAAGCACTTGTAACAACTTTTACTGGTATTGTTTTTTCTACTTGTGCATAGTTTTGTCTGCGAACCCATACATACTCTGATAACAATAATTCTTCAAACCACTCATTTGTAAATTCAGGGTAATATCCTGAGCTTAATCTTATTTTACCTTTGCCCTGTTTGTTATATGTTTTTATATTGTGTTGTGTCGTGTCTAGTGTTGCTGTGTTGCTAGTTGCAAAAGTTACTAAACTTTTTTGATAGGTTTCTTGTGTAGTGTTTAATGTATCTACTAATTTTGTTTGAAACCACAATTCTTGTATAGCACCCCATTTATTTAAAAACAAAACTTTAATAGGTGTGTATTTACTGCACTCTAATCTTTCTATTGTTATTGTTTGGCTTCGTAATGTTACGCTTGTTTCAGAAGCATCAAAATCATTATATTGTACAGCAAGATTTGTATCAAGATATGGAAAAGAACCCTCGTAACCACTTGGTGCATATACTTTATAACTATCTGTTCCTACATAATTTGGAGATACTAAAAATACTTGAGAACTATGTATTTTTGGGTTTACTCCATCAGTAAATATTCCATAACCATCTATCCCTGTATGTGTAACTGTGTCTGTGCTACCTACTTGTGTGCCACTTGCATTTGCTTGTGGGTAAAACTTAATTGCTCTTGAAATAGCAATAGTATTGGCAGGGTGTGAATTATCTGTTGCTACTGCTACATCAAGATAGTCTCTACATAATTCTGATATTTCAAATTCTACATTTGATCCTGCTGTACAAGATTTTATTATTGTATATCGTAATGTGCTATCTATTGTTAATTCTAACTTAGCTGACACAGCAGTAGAGGGTGTTAATTTTACCTCATATCTTGGACTTCTTAATTTTATTATACTCATTTTTTAGTTCCTAATATTATTCCTTTTTCTACATCTAATGCAAACGCTTTTTGAAAAGCATCAAAATATTTTTTCTGCCCTTTGTTAAATGGTTTTGAAAAAAATTGTGTAGCTCTTAGACCTGATAAATATATACTTCTTGTTATTAAAAATTGCATAGATTGTTGTGTTATAAATCTACCAGTCTTTTTATCTCTACCTTTTATTTTTTTTTGTTTTACCCATTTTTCTATTGCTTTTGTTAAGCCACCTGATTTGCCTGATCCTGTGCCAAATTTATAAGGACTTGTAGGTGCTTTTTGTATTCCTTTCCATACAGATTTTTTAGGTAATTTATTTGGGTTTGCACCTTTTACCCCCTCATCTACAAACTCTCCATAATCTTCCATAAGAAATTGTACAAGCAATGCACCTTTTTCTACTTCAGGTTTAAAAGACAATGACTTATAAAGTTTACTTGTATTGTTTCTATTAGGGTATTTACTATCCCCCCTGTCTCTACTAAGGTTACTTCTTGACTGCTGTATAACATATTCAGCAAATTTTATTAATTCTTTTTTACTTTCTTCAAACATTATAATTGCCAGTTTAAACCTGCTTTTAGATATAATAAATCTTTATCCCAAAATTTAGTTTTTTCATATTCTGTAAATACACCAAAACTTTTTGTTATTTTCCAACCAAACATAACTCCATAATTGTAATCTATCCAGTCATTTTTTCCTAAAAATCTTTCATAACTATAATTTTCATTACCCCTGATATGTTTGTGTATAGGGTAAACATTACCCCAACTATGTAACCACCATTTACCATCATTCCCATAATGGTAAAAATCTAATCCGACAACACCTGACAATGTGCCTAAAGTTCCTATGGCATCTAACTCTCTTTTGTTATAATGATTTACAATATCTTCATAATCGTTTTTTCTAAAATCTAAATCTGTGTCTGCTACTCTTTCTCCATTTTCATCTAGCCAGTACCAGTCTATTGCATCAGGTTGCCCATCAAAATTATAATCTATTGAGTAACCTACATCTTGGAAACCATACTCGTAAGCTAAATCCCACCAGTTTACATCACTAGGTGCAAGATATTCTGCAATAGGAGAATAGCCATAAGGTTTGTGTGTCCTTACAACTGACCCTATACTAAAATTAAATTTTTTAACAGGTAATCTAAATCTTACATCTGCTGCTTTATAATCTAAATTAATTAGACCATTTTGTTGCATCTCTATTTTTGCACTCCAGTATTTTGCTAAATATCTTACAAAATATCTTTGACTTGTAAACTCTCTACCCCTTTGTTTTCCTTTTGTATATTGAAATAAATATTCAAGTCCTTTTATTGATCCTGAGTTAGATTGTAAACTAGAGTTTTGTTCTGACCCATCATAAAACTTTTTAGCTTTGTTTTCGTAGTCAAATCTTGCAATTCTACGCCATCCAAAACTTAATAAATAATCATTAGATTTTTCAGGTGTTATATCTACAACATCTCCCTCTTGTGTTACAAAATATCTGTCAGGTGTAAATAATGGACTGGTTTCTGAATATGATGTGTATAAAGTAGAATACTTAAAAACATCTTTAAAAAATTGTCCTTGTATGTTTAGTGTTATTAATAAAAATAATATTGTTAGTAATTGTTTCATATTAAAATTTGTTTTCTATTAGTTTGTCTATGTGTTTGTTTATAAGCTCAATACAGTTTTCAGGTAATTTCAAATCTATACCACTTTCTACTCTTATTATTTCTTTGCCATTATGATATAATACAACAGTAGGTAAATATTTTATATTTTCTTCTCTAAATAAAACAGCTCTATCTTCCATTGTAAAATAGTAAACATTGTAAACTTCAAAAGGTGTCAGCTTTACTTCTGATTCTTTTACAAACCCAGCTGAAAATTGTACTACACTAATATCGTTTTTAAACTTTTGACCAAATACTGTGTTACTAAAAAGCAATATAAAAATTAAAATTCTCATTTGTTTTTGCTTATTTGATATAATCTATCATCTATTTTTTGTAAGTTTTCTTTTATTTCGTTTATGTCTTGTGAAAGCACATCTTGTTTTTCCTCTAATCTTTTAACAGTTTCTCTTACAAGCTCATCTTTATATTGAAACTCTATTGGATTTACAGAATTATCTTTTAAGTCAATTACATTTTGTGTGTTTTGTGCAACTGATGATGACAAAGTAAAATATGTCGTTGCTAGAGATATTGTAAAAATTATTATTATTGAAATAGTTTTTAGATCAAGTGTTAATTTTGAGTTTTCTGAAACTTCCATTTTAGCATATAGTTATATCGTTATTAATTATTATATCCATATTAGCTGACCATCCTGCTAACTCATTTTCAAACCTATCGTAAAAAGGGTCGCAAACAGGGTCTCCATCTAATTGGTATTTGTTTGTGTGTAGTGTTCCTCTTTTTAAAACTTGCACCACTTTGTTAATTACACCTAATTGTGTATTGAGTATGTTTTGTTCGTTAGTGTTTCCTTTAAATATATCTATTGTTTCTTCTTTAGACATATTTACAATATCCATAGTAAGTAGTGTAATATTAAATCTTAAAACCTGTTCTCCTATTGAAACACTATTAATAATTATATGACCAAGTGGAAATATATCTTGCTTTCTAAGATTGATTTGTGTGATGTCTCCAGTAGTTACTGTATTGATGTTTATGTCATCTAACAACTGGTTTTTAATTGTTTCACTTACTTGATAAAAACCCCTTACTCCCTGATTGCTCATTTATTAAAACTTTTTTTCATTCTTTTATTTTCTATCTCTTGCTTTTCTTTCATATAAGTCAGGGTGTACAAACATTGATGTAGGTCTAACTTAGTGATATTTTCAAATCTTTCAACACACCCTTGAGAGAGTGCATATATTGATTGAAACCATCCATATTTTCTTGAAAAGTTAGAAACGCTGTCAAGTCCACCTTGCTCTCTTTTTCCAAATAACTCGCCATAGTCCTCGACAAGTCTCTCCCTAAACGAAACAAAAAAAAAATTGACCCCATAACAGCAGACATTGGCATTTCTAGTAGCTCATCTTTTCTGTCTAAGTCATATTCTTCTATTAAATATTTGTCTTGTATCTTATCTTTTACTGGTCTATATAGCACATTCATAGCGAGGTGCATATTATCCCAGTTAGATATGTGTGTGTCTAAGTCAATATATTCTCCAAAACTTATATTATTAAGATCAGGAATAAAACCAAACTCTTTGCTGTTTAAATAAAAGCTATTTGTAAGAGGTGGTTTCTTTTCAAACATATCATTAATAATTTTAGCCACTCTTTCTGCATCAGACATTTTCATTTGTCTTACAGCTGTGGCATCTAAATTGCAAAATATCTCTATCATTTTACATTGTATAAAATAGGGATCATCATTTTGCTCTTGTAACTTGTGAAACTTTTGATATTGACCTAAAGTGATTTCGCTTAAATCATTAGGAACACTTAACTTCTTTCTCATAACTATATAACGAATTTAATTTACGATTTTTAATAAATAAAAAAGTGAGCTAAACACACACCAAACCACTTGGAAAATATGTATGTCTGCTCACTACCAAACTACTCAAATTAACTAACTAAACTAAACTATGAAATACTAAGTGGTTTCTTGTAGTTTCTTTAAGTTAATAAATTTTTCTTTTATTCTACGATACTTTAATATTGTTTTATTTTTGTCCTCTCTGTAATCACTAATAGCTATCTTGTGCTGTGCTAAATCTTCTTGTACTCTAATTACATAAAATGCAATATCTGTAATTGCCTTAGACAATGCCTGTATTTCTTCATTGTCAGGTTTTAATTTACCCCACTTTAAAGCTAACTCAGTTACAAGGTTCATATTAGTATAATATTTAAGATCGTGTAAGTTCTGTATTTTATCCATATCTAAATTTAATAAATTTTATCCATAATAGATAACCATAGCTAACCAATACATAAAAAATATTGATGCTACAAATAAAAACTCTCCAACTATCTTTAGTATAAATTTAACTTTTTTCATATTCTATTTTGTCTAATCCTGTTATGTTACTCCAATAGCTTGTGGCATAAGTTACAAAATTGTCTATATGCCTTTGACCATTAAATTCTTTTGTTACTGTTGTTACTCTACCAGTATTAGTTGTAAAATGTATTGTTGCTTTTATCATAATATTGTAAAATGTTTTGCACCTCTACGTGCTGTTTGTTTTGCCTTTAGTAATGCTTGTTTTGGACTTATAGCTTCTACCTCTACTATATCGTAATCGTAACCATTATCCTCATCTCCTATAAACGATAAAAACCAATATTCTATTTTATATACTTTCATTTAGATGCGAGAGCAGGATTCGAACCTGCGACCTTGAGTTTATGAGACTCACGAGCTGACCAACTGCTCTATCTCGCAATTTAGAAAAGGAGAGAGGACTTGCACCTCTCTTGTAGGGATTCGACCCCTACCTCACACTTTGTCTCCTCTTTTTTATTAAAGGTTACTTTCCCTGCTTTTTCGTGCTAACGATGATTTTAAAAATCTAACTCAATACCTTTAAGATTGAGACTTGATCTAATATCTGAGTAGCATTTAATTCTCAGTTTTCTAATTTAGTCAAGTGCATTTAATATTTTAATGAACTTTAATACTGCTAATATACAACTTATTTAGTTATCCACAAAATATTTAATATCTTTTTTAAGAAATATAGTAATTACCTCTGTTTTTATTTTGTAATTGATATGTTACAGCATACCTAATTGCATCTAATAAGTGATTAAATTTATCAATAGGTGTGTTAGATTTTCGTTCTAACCAAGCGTAATTGTTTAGCTCTTTAATAAGGTTTATACTATCCTCATCTATTATTAAATCGTAGTCTTGCAATAAGCTAATACCAAATGTAACAGAACCCTGTCCTTTTATGCTTGGCACTATATTACAATGTGATTTTATTTCTGAGATTAGTCTAGGTTCTGCTGAATCTCCTACTATTAGTGATTCTCCTGCAAACCTTTTATTTAGTGTAACAAGCTCTGATGTTGTTAGTCTAGGTTTGTAAAAACATTCTTTTAAATATATAACCTTATTTGATATGTCTATACTGGTTGCAACTAATGTGCTAGGGTCTGCTGCAAATCCATAGTCTTGCCCATATACTGTTTTACCTACTTCTTTAAATTTACCTATATTCCAATTAGTAAATATAACGCCCTCTGCTGCACTTAACCACCCACCTAACATTTGATGCTTGTATTTCTCAGGTCTCCTTTTCTTGATATTCTCTATTTGTTGTAAATAGCTTTGTGATAGGTTTTCTTTGTTGTCTATGTAGGTTGTATGTATATATGTAATATTGTCTTTGGTTGTATTAGACCCCTCTTGTATTCCTTTGTCCTCAAAGTATCTTCTATATATCCAATGCTCTTTACTTGTAGGGTTTAGTATTAGGATTACTCTATTATGACTTCCCTGTTGTCTCACAGATAGGTCTATTTTATCAAATGTGTCCTCTGAGGTTAATTCTTCTGCTTCATCTAAAACAAAGGTTGTAACGCCCTGTAATGACTTCAGGTTAGCTGTTTGGTCTCCACTTGATGTCTTAATACCCTTAAATATTATCTTGCTTCCTGAACGCTTATTTTTGATTTCATCTTTAGTTATATAAAAGTCATCAAATATATTAAGCAGCTCTAGCTTGTCTATAAATTCAGGAATAATAGAAATGTATGCAGAAGCTAAAGTATATCTAGTAAATAATATAGTATGTCCTTTTTCGTATGTGAGAAGAACTAATAAGACATTTATACTAAAAGATTTTCCTGATCCTCTACCCCCAGTTAATATAAAGTATCTTGAATCTGTTTGTGTGATAGGTGCATACTTTTTGTTTATGTCTATCATTTAAAGTTAATCAGGTCTTTAAAATTGATAT